TACTCCTATCTTTATGATATCATACATACTTTTAGAAGTCTATTTCCACTTTTTTCTTACTTTTTTCTAAAATGATGGAAAGTTAGTCAGTCATCTCTATCTTGTACGTCATCATTATATTGTAGAGTGTATGTGGTATTTTACCCTTATATTCCTCTGCAACCTTCTTTATATAAACTTCCTTAAACTCTTTATAAGCAAGGAAAGCTTCTTCTGCCGTTTTGAATCTTCCTATCCAATGTTTACCTTGAGGAGTTCTATATTGCGCTATGTATTTGTCGTGTTTCTTATCGTATACGACTCCTACAGGTAGCTCCCCTCTTCTACTATCGTTTGTTATAAACAGGTTATTAATGAGAGTCGGAGCAAAGATACATGTATCAGGTGAGTATACTTTATTACCTTTAATACGTATATCTTTGTCAAGGCACATAGTCTCTCCGTCAACCTCATAATAGTTTTCCTCGTACCACTTTGCAAAGTTTTGGAAGTTGTGCCAATCAGGATCAACTATACAGTTAATATACGCAGGTTGTCTTTTGTGTGTATTCTCATCGTAACAACGTCTCATCATACGAAGCCAAGTGTAATAGATGGGGTTATCTTCTCCATCCTCCGTCTTAGAGCTATAGCGGCCTAACCCCATGTATCCTACACCAAGAAGTGTTTTGTCGTACGGATTCTTTACTGATCCTTTGATGAACAGCTGCCAACTAGTTTGTACAACGTTACCTTGCTCAAACTGTACGATAACTTTCTTACTGTTCTCGTACCATACTACTACCATCCGTGACCCGTGACTATTTACCCCTACTGTACCTACTCGTTCTACCGCTTCAATTTTCTTTGCCATAACAATTCCCCTTTACGTTTATTCTCCTCTCTATTGTATCATATATCTTTTCTTTTGAAGTGGTGGAAGGACAATTGTTTATCGGGGTGCATTTTACCTGATATAAAGATGTTACAGAGCAATGTATTTGCTTGTGTCTCACCAAGTCTTCCTATAATCATGTTAATCATATCAGACTTCTTTAGATACTTCTTAGAAGCATTTGACTGTACATAGAGACCGTTCAATCCTCCTGACCTACTCTCGGCTGTATCCACTTTCATTCCAAACTCTTCTAACGTCTTCACCTGTCTTTTAAAGCTCCCGAGGATATTGTTAATCTCTTCTTTCCATAGCATCTGATACGCTACACTTACTTTCTTGTATGGGGATCGCTTAGGAGTTCTATACTCACCTAGAATTGCTACCCCTCTAAACTCAGTATATGCTAGGATACCTACATGATGATAACCATTTTTAGTTAGAATATCTTCCACCTTCTCTACATGGTTATCATGGCACATAACATAAACCCAATCACATACAAGACTATAGTTCTTTAACTGACTATTTAACCTACGTGTTGAATCCCTCTCTGTTTTAATCTCTATACCGATTATACCTTTCTCTCGTGAGAATATCAAACAGTCTGCAATCGTAGAACCAATTACAATCCCTTTCTCGAATACAACTGTAGATGAGTCTGTATTCGACACGAATAGATGTTGCTTCTCTAGGATAAGGTCTTTTATATCTTGTTCATAAAATCGTTTCATTATGTATCCCCTCTCTAACGAAAAGAGAATGCCTGTTATAGCATTCTCTCCTTTTTACAATGGTTGGTTTAGCTTGTCCGAGAATCCTGCGTCAGGTACCCAGTTCTTACCTTCTCTGTTTTCCCGTGTACGCATAATACTTTGTGCCATACGGAATAGTGCATCGGATACACTATCTGCTCTGATAGTCGTACAGAATGTAGCATCGTCCTCTTGATCCCAACCGTTCTCCCCTTTACCTGGTTCAGGGATAGGTGTATCAGGTGTAATCTCGTAACGAGTGATGGTCATAGGGTCTACAAAGCGTTTACGAGTCCATGTGGCGTTGTAAGCTCGGATCGTGGCCGCATAGTCACCTTCAGGCATTCTAACGTACCCTCGCATTGTATGTATTTCTTCTTCTGTGTACTTAGCTTTACCAAAGAGGATGTCTTTCCAGTTAATCATCTTGTGGAACCCTCTCCACCCTTTACCATAACCGTAGTCGTCTCGGTGGAACTCGATGCTTATGTAGTCATCAAACGCACTAATACCGTAGTTACGAGTATCAGGTAGATGTTTGTACTTCCACTTACGAGGTAGTAATCCGTCAACACCAAAGTACATTGTGAATAGTCCTTTAATACCGACACCGAGGGAGATATCATTTTCATCGCCACCTACGTCCATACTAATACCTAACTTGTTTGCGTTCTTAAAGGTATATCCTTCGTAGTGCCATACTGCTTCTCCCCAGTGTAACCAGCAACGAATACCTGTCGTCTCCTTAGACTTATGGAACCAAACTCTATCTTTCCATCTCCCCAAGTTTATTCCCCCTTACGTTTCAGTAAGTTTTTAAAGTATGGGAACCTCTCTGTGAACGTTGGATTACCTACTAGCATCCAAATGAAACTGACTACAAAGACAATGTATACCCATCCAAGTACAGGTGCTCCTACACATAAATTAAATGTGATTGTGCATCCTAAAAGAAAAGTAGCAGTAATTTGAAAAATACCTCCGAATTTATCTAACATTTTTATGTTCCTCCTTGATAATTTTCTCGTGTTCTGTGTAGAATACGTACGGTTGGCTATATAGGAAGTTATCCGTTTCAGGCTCATGTATCGTTAAATCAGGGTGGTTCTCGTTTAACCACTCAATGTCCATGTTGCTTAACTCTTGTCGAACTAAAACCAAACCTACAACACTGACACGAGTATTTCCTGACCAACCGTCTAACTTTAACTTAACTAAGTTCTTCTGCATCTCTTCACGACTGTTATGGAATACCTTGATGGTCTCTTTCAGTTCCTGTTTATGTATAATCATTCCTGCTCCTCCTTACCATGTTTGAAATGTAGAACGTAGATATTGAAAGCTCCTGCAATAGTAACTAATGCGGTACTGAGCGCTCCAAAGTAGTTCCCTAAGAATAGTAAAGTTATAAGACAAACAATCATACCTACAGTTAGTATCCCTAACCAAATAGCATAACGCTTAACCATTCGTTCCATTTTCATAGGTGTAATCATAGTTGCGACATAGAACCCTGTGAATACTTGAATTAAACCTACAGTCACGGAACCGTACACTATCTGCCCTGCACCTGATAACCCGATAATGATTATACATATTGGTAGGAACCATTTAAGCACAAAGTCTGTTGTTTTATTCATATTATTTTACCTCCCAAGTTAATTCTACTGCGTTATAGTAATTACCTTCTTTAAGTGACTCCCCATCTCTCAGATGTTGCGCTAATGCTCTGAACTGTGCGTTGCTATCTCCTGAAGGTAACTTCTCTCGTGTTTCTCTATCTCCTGCTGTAACATGGAACTGTACACATCGTTTTGATCCTTTAGTAAGCTTTGTAGCTCTCTGAGCTTGTACACGTTCGAACGTTAACTGGTAGTAAGCTTGTCCTGCCAATTGGCGCACTACATCTAAGATATGCCCTTCATATGTACCTAGCTGCTTAGTACTGCGCCCTTCACAGTCACCTTCAGTAGTTACTTTCCATGTACCTTCAGGATCAAAAGGAATCGGTTTCTTTCTATCTTCCTCTTCCTTCAGTAGTTTTGCTAACTCCCTTTGCTTACGTTCAATCTCTAATGCTAATTGCTCTGCTCTGTTCATAACTTTCCCTCCTAGTAAACTATTAAGATAAATCGAAGAATTCACTCGTTTGCTTATTACGGATCATAGCTTGTACAAGTGAGTCTACAGGGATATGTGTAATTGTATCCCACTCAATTGTCGATAGCCCAATGAATACTCCTGTCGGTTTACCATGCTCTAACTTCTTCGTACCTGCAACGGAAGTCCATCTATCAGGTGTACGTTCAAAGAATCCGTCTTCGTTCACTCCTGTTAGTGTAGCCACTCGGCCGCTAAGTACAGGTGATACGAATAGTGGTGGATTCTCTTTCCATCCTGTGGTCTTCTTTACGGGGAACATCATGTTTGCAATCTGCCCCAATCTTGTTTCTCCACTGAATCGGTTTGCGTTGTTGATAATGGGTGTAGCTCGTTTCTTCGGCTTCTTCTCTGTACCTGGCTCTACTGCGTATACAACTGCATACAGCGCCGTGTCAGGCTCCTTAATCAGTTCTACTATGTAGTAGGGACGTTTCTCTACGTAGAGAACTCCCTGCTTACGGTACGTTAAATCACTTGCTGAAATCTTAATTAAATCTCCATTCTCGAATGGATTCATACTGTAACCCCTCTCTAACTTGTATTCCTCCTCTATTATACAATATAAAGTATCATCTGTAACTATTTAAATTCATAAATCTACTCTAAATTTTTCTTAGCGATATAGTAAGCATCGTGGAGACTATCGGGTGCCCAGTCTCCTTCTTTCTCTAACTCTTCGTAGATATCAATGGACTCATAACCATCCATCAACTTTTTCTCGATGTGCCTAACCAATTTACTGAAGTTATTTGTGTAATCCATCTTATTCACCTCTATACTGTTTTACGGCTTCTGCGACTGCTTCCTTACTTCTATCTCCACTAACATGCCACTCGACTGCGTGCATAACATCATGTAATCTACCTTTCATAGTCTCTACACGTACTAAAGACTGCTCGATCGTATATTTCATGTTTAGTAATTCTCGGGCCGCATCTTTATGACCTAACTCAATCAGACTAGTTGCCATATTCTCTAACTCTACTAAATTCTCCTCGTCAAACAGTTCATGTATTTGTTTATAACATAAGTAATTGAAACTTCCTCCACTCATCCTAATTCCTCCTTCTTATAAAAGTAGTTTATTTGTTGCTTGTCTGTAACTTGATATCAGGAATAATCTCTTCAGGTCTAAACAGTACTTTGTAATGGTACGCATCTTCGTACTTAGCGTCTGTTTGTTCGATAAAGTAACTTACATTGTCACTTAATCCAAGGTAGTGCTTCTTATACTTACCATCACCAGTCTTACAAGTTACAGTTATCTTTTTCCCGTCACCAGCATCTAAAGCGCATAGTCCCTCAATACTTAAAAGGTACTTATCCGTTATACCATTGAAGAACACTACTCTTCGTTGAACCTCAAACGAATCTGCTGACTTAGATAAATTTTCTGAAACTACATCTGCTTCTGTACTACAACCTGCTAAACCTATCACTGCCATAATAGACATCAAACCTGCAATTAGTTTCTTCTTCATTTTATTCTCCACCCTTCTTAGTTAATTGTATCTCTAGTCCTAACCCGTCTAGCACTTTGATGAGCGTATCAATTTGGTAGTTGGTACCTGTTAGTACCTTACTGATCTGTGGTTGGTGTAACCCAACGTCAGACGCTAGTTTTCGTGTTGTAGTTTCTTGTTGTTTAATCTCGGATCGCAATGTGTCCGAGATATTCAGTTTACTCTTGTGCATGTTATCTCCTCCTAGTAATCAATTAATTCGTCCATAAGCTCGTCAATATTATCCATCGTAATACCATATTGTGCATGAACATGATACGACCTGTCAAGGCTACCCCAACTTGTTTGTACTTCCATATATAGCTCATTGGCTGCTACGAATACACGTAGAGTGTATTCAGGATTACCACGGTCACGATCCGTAGTATCTAGTCGTAAGCAAGGTGCTCCGTGTTCCTTAATGTGGTCTACAAACGACCAGTCATTCAGGAATCGAGGATTTAACGTTGATTCGTAGAAACCGTTACCCTTTAAGTACTCGTCCACCTGCTCGTCCACTATAACACCTGTACCTAATTTCTTTCTCCAACCCATTTTAATCATCCTCCCTCATTAAATCTGTGTAAACTGGGGTACCTGATTGAACCCATTCTAGAGCGAAGTAAAGCTTCTTAATTCTGTTATAGAAGACAGCACATCCGACATCACCTTTGAAGTACTTTCGGATCGCTTGCTTCGCTTCCCTACGACTCATCATTTTAATAGCGTGCAGTACCTCCTCTTGGTCTTTCTCGTCTCGTATCAAGGCGTGACTATACATTACGGAAATCTCATCTCGTAACTCTTGGGCAGTAATTTGTCGGTATAGATTCATAGCTTGTCCCTCCTTAGACGATTAAATCTTTCTCTTCACAAAGTCCTTGATTAAGTGTCCCGTTGACACTGTACACTACTCCATTGAATAAGAGATACTTATACCCTACGTTTTCAGCAACCTCTTGGCAGTAGTGAAATGCCTTACCGAACATATTCTGAGCGTTATATACCTCTTTCCATTTGATATCGTTTCGTTGGCGAACAACACTATTCTTTAAGAACTCCCCTGTTCCCTCGTCAAAGCGATGGATAGATACCTCATCTGCTTTGTATGTAGGCATTGCCGATTTAGCCGATAACGCTGCTTCCTTCTCACTGTCATAGAACCAAGACTTCGTTCCTACTACGTCACCTTTTAATGTGAATACAAATGCGTAAATTGTATCTTTTTCCATCTTACTTCTCCTCCTTAGTTGGGTATACTAACCCATTAATATAATCCGTATCTTGTGAGAATACTGGCGTGCTCTCATCTACTGCACAACGGGATCGTAATGCTCCGTTCTTTGTGTAGATTTCTTTTACGATACATACTCCACGTTTCTGCCATACAGGTAAGTC